GCGATCTGGTCGGTGATGCCCTGTATCCGGGTCTCGGTGACGAGCCACTCGGCGCGGCCCGCCTCCATCCCGTCGAGGAAGGCGAGGTAGGTCGGGTGCGTCCGAGCCATCGCGTCGACCTTCCCCTCGGTCATCTTCTCGGTCGCTTCGGCGCGAACCTGCAACTCGGCGAGCGCGAGGGCGACCTTCCGGCGGTGCTCGGCGGTCCCGAACGGGCCGTACAGGGCGTAGAGGGACGCGGCCTCGCGGACCAGTCGCTCGCGTTCGGCGAGCAGGTGGTCGAGCGGGGCGATCCCGATGCGGGTCTCGAGGTCAAGCATTGGGGCCTCCGATGGGAGTGGTGGTCTGTTGCATCCGGCGTAGCATCTCGCGCTGGCGATGCTTCCGCCAGCGGGTCGTCGCGGCCTTCTTCGCGATCTCGCTCCGTCGTTCCGGCGTCAACGCAGCGGCTCGCGCCAACCCGCGAATCCGTCCGACGGCCTTCTGGTCAAGCGCGGGGCGACCCTGCCGTTCCTCGGCCCGCTTCCGGGCTTGCCGAGTCGCCGCGCTCTTGTTGTACCGCTCAAGGTTGCGGAGGCGGTAGCGCAGGTGATCCTCGCGGTGCGCGATGACCTTGTGCCACTCGCAATACTTCGCGACCCCGACCTTCCCGTAGACCGGCTTCTGGCATCGCGCACAGACGCCCGCCTTCCGCCGGGTGCAACCGGGACAGGTGTAGACCACCCGCCCCAGTCGGTCGATGCGCTCGACTAGCACCATCCGGCACTTCTCCAGAGCGCAACGCATCGGACGTCAGAAGGGGAGATCGTCCCACGCGGGCGCGTCCTCGTCACGCGGCGGCGGCACCTTGCTGAAGTCGTGCGCCTGCGGAGGCGCGAGGCGTTTCCCGCTCGAGGGCGGGGTGGTCGGAATCGCCGGACCAGTCTCGATGGTCGGCTTGGCGTCCCGTCCGTCCGGCTGGAGGCCGCGCTTGTCCCACGATATCCAGATGGTCGCCGTCGCGGCCTGCACCGCCTCGGCAGCTTCCTGCGGGAGCGCCCGACGCACGTGCTGGTAGAGCGCGAGGTAGGCGTTCGCGATGCTCATCCGGGCGTCGAGCCCCCCGACCACCTCGGTCGGTACCGGGGCGGGCGGTGCGAGGCGCTTCGACGGCGCGGCCTGCGGCCCGGCGACCTCGATGCTCCAGTACGGCGCGGCCCCCGGCGTCTTGGTGTTGGCCTGCCGCGAGAAGGTCAGCGTCTCGCCGATCGCGGTCTCGGTGGTCAGCCCGCAGCGGTTGAGTTGCCGCTCGGCGGTCTCGGCGCTGATGAACAGGACGTCGCCGTTCTCGGCGGTGAACTTGACCTGCGACCCGAACTTCCCGGCAACCGTCTCGCAATCCGTGATTTTCCACGTCGCCGCGTCGCCTGCGTTCGCCAGCTTGATGATAGCCATCTGCCTCTCCTTCGTGCGTTGGGTTAGAGTGACGAGTGCTCGTCCCGGACCAGTCGGTCGCGGGCGGCTTGGAAGGCGCGGCTCGCCGCCGCGAAGTCAAAGTCTGCGTTCATCGCCGCGAACGCGGCCCGCTGGAGCCGATGCGTCTGCTCCGGCGTCAGGCCCGTCGGTAGGTCGTCCCACGTCCCGGCGGTGAGGTAGTCGATGGTGCGCCGGAACGCCGCGATGTTCGCCTGCACGGACGCGAGCTCGGCGTCCTTCATCGTGGCGTAGGTCTCGAACGAGATGGGCTCGCTCATCGCGACACCGGGATGTTGCGGTAGGTGCCCTTGCCGTCCGGGGCTTGCGCGTGGTAGTCGGCGTCCGTGACGATGTTTCCGGCCCAGAGCCAGTCGCCGTTGATCATCTGGGCGACGTCGCCGTTGTCGAAGAACGCCTGCATCCCGTACCGGGGATCGTATAGCACCTGCACCAGCTTGGCATCCGTCATAGCTACCTCCGATGGGAGAGTGAACCAGCAACGTGCGAGGATATTACGGGCCTACTTGTCGTCTGTCAAGAGCCGCGCCAACTGGAACCCAATCCACGCCGTCACCGGGCTAGCAATGCCGTTCCCGCAGAGCTTGTAGCGGGCCGTGTCCGCGAGGGCGTAGGCCTTGCCCTTCTCGTTGATGCCGTGGGCGGTGTGCTGGTCAGGCCAGCCCATCAACCGCTCGCACTCCATCGGGGTCAGGCGACGAGGGACGCCGCTTTGCAATGCCGCCTGCAAACGATTTTTGTCCGGCATCATTTGTCTATCGCTTGTCGTTGTCAATGCATCGGCAACCTGCGAACCATTCCACCAAACGAGATTCCCGACTTCATTACCCGCTGGCCCTCCGCTTCCCTTTGCCCATTTACTAGTTACAGTCGGCGATACAGAGGGGAACACAACCTGATCGTTCGACGTGCCGAGGGTAAGCGACTTACCCTCGGACAACAGCGGCCCCTTCCCGCCGCCGGGCTTGCCCTCGCGGTTGCGGAGGACGATGGCGGTGTAGTCAGTCACGCGGTTCTGGTGGTCGCCTGTTAGGGAGCTGACGACAACTCCCTCGCCATTCCCTCGGGCGTCGTATGTCATCACCAATCCACGGGGTTGGTTGCTTCCATCTTGTGCGGTGAGAGTACCGCACAAGATGTCTAACCGCGCCACGCCGTGCGCCATTTGTATTGCTACAGCTCCGCCCGCGCCTTCAACGCGGCCTCCAGCAGCGGCGGGAGCGCCTTCCCCCGCTTCTCTGCTCGCCGCAAGATGCCCTGACAGGCTTTCGGCGAGAGCAAATACTTCGGCGGGATCGACCCCTCCGGCTCTAACACCGAGGACAAAGACACGGCGTCGGCGCTGTGGCACCCCGAAGTATTGAGCGTCCAATGTGCGCCACGCGGCGACTCCGGCTGGTCCCGCAACCACACCTGCACGGACCCATCCATCCGAGGGAACAGGGACGGCGGCTCCCACGAGGGCTGATAGGACGGCGGCGAAATCCCGTCCGGCGTTCGAGCTGAAGGCTCCATAGACGTTCTCCCAGAGGATGTAGGGGGCTTCGGATTCGTTCCAGATACGGACCTGCTCGAAGAACAGCGACGATCGGGTACCGGACCCTTCGGTCATCCCAGCCCGTTTGCCCGCGATGCTCAAGTCTTGGCAAGGCGACCCGCCCGTCACCATCGTGACGCCCTTGAACTGCGTCCCGTCCAGTTCGGTGACGTCGCCGTAGAGCGGGACATCGGGCCAATGCTGACGCAGCACGGCGCGAGCGTGAGGCTCGATTTCGGCGTGAGCCACGCAACGCCATCCGGCGGTCTCTAGACCGAGGCTCATTCCACCAGCCCCAGCGAACAACTCAAGGTACGTCAGGTCGGTCATTACGTCTCCGATGAGAGAAGGTGCGGTGAGTCTACGGCTGTCGCTTGTCGTCTGTCAAGAGCTTGGCCTACACCGGGGCCATTCCCGGTCGTCAACGGGGGTTCGGTCTAACGCGGAACGGAAGGCCAGCGGTGGGGCCGTCTGCGGTACTCACCCCGGTATTGGTGAGACCCCCTCGACGGGTGACCTGCGGGGCCGCTGTGCCCCCGTGGTGCTCCCCGCATCCGACCCGAGACGACCGACCACGTTGTAGGCAGACAGAGCGTGGATTTGTTTGACCGGGTGGTGCGAGCACGGTCAGGATTGAGCGTCGGTGATCCGTTTCACCGACCTGCGGGAGACCGAGAGTAGGCCCGCAGTCCAACGTGCAAAAACACAAGGGCCCCGACGTTCTCCCCTGTCAGAAGGCTGGATGCACCACTCAAGGTGAAGCCAGCAGAGGATACTTGCCGGGGCCGTTCTCTTGTGTGCTACTGATGCGATGCTTCTGACGACACCGCGCTCCTACGATACAACCTCGCCCGCGAAAAGTAAAGCCCCTACGCGGTGAACCCGATCCGGCGCTTCCGGGCCTCCGGCGGCATCACCCACTCGTCCACCCCCTCCTCGTCCGGGGTCTCGAACCCGCCGCCGTGCAACGCCCCGGCGTCCACCACGAGCTCGTCGTAGCCCGCCGCGACCAGTTGCCGGACGATGTCGAGCAACTCCTTCGCCACCAGCCCAGAGTCCACCGCCGAGACGTCCTGTATCTCAATCGACAGCCCGTTCCGATGGACCGAGACGTTCGCCTTCCGGTTCGTGAACGGGTTCACCCGACGCCGGGGCTTACTCATCGTCCCGCCGCAAGGCCCGCAGCACCAGCGCCTCCATCGTCGGGAGTTCGTGACCGCACCACGGGCACTCCGTCCACGGCGTCACCACGTCCCGGCTCCGCCACCAGACCCACCCGAGGCCCCAGACATAGCTGAACTCGCCCAAGTCCCGCGCCATCTTCCGGCCCGGACACGGGATCGGTGACCACGTCCGACAGACCACCGGCTTGACAGACTCCGCGCTCATATCGTCCCCCGACGGGGCGCTCGGTGTAGGTCGGGACTCCACGCATCAGAGCCGACTAACGCCCCCCCGGAATGATACACGAACGCCTCGATCATCCGAGGACTCACCGAGAACTTCTCGTCCGCGTGGTACTGGTCCGGCGGACAGAGTGCCGCGTGTGTCCGAACGGTGACGCCACCGTGCGTTTCGATCGCCGCCTTGCCGTGCAGGTGGCCCGTATGGAGCTCCCGGTAGATCGTCTGGCCCCACTCCACCGCGCATTGCGCCGCCATCACCTCGGCGAGCCGCTTCTTCCCCTTGTCGCCGTGGTCGAGCCCGATCAAGACCTTGCCGTGCCGCAGGTACTTGGTCGTCGTGTGCGTGTCGTCAATCGTGACGCCCTTGTGGTGCCGGAACTCGGAGACCAAGATGCGCTGCAACGCCCACGTCAAGGTGCGGTCGTGGTTCCCCGGCACGAGGACCACCTTCGTCGGGACCCGCTCGGCGCTCGCCGCGATGAGGTCGAACAGCACCTCGGTCCCGCGCTTGAGCATCTGCTGGACGCGGGTGTCGTAGTCCAAGACCGTCCCCTTCGTCGTCGCGCCCTGCCCGTCGTGGTGGAAGTAGTCGCCGAGGAGCCAGAAGTGCCGCTGGCCCACCTTCCGGTCGTCCCCGGCATCCAGCATCGCCGCCACCCCGTCCCGGATGACCGCGATGGCCTTGCCCGTATCGTAGCTATCGGCCCCCGTCCCCTCGGCCCACGCGAGCTTGGCGATGTGGGGATCGGCAATCACCACGCCTTGCAAGAGATCCGACGCGACGGGCTTGGGCCGGGGCGCACTCACCGGGTGCCGAGACGCGAACGCGCCCGCGAGCACTGCCTCGACCTGCTCCAGCGTCGACGGCCCCGCCTTCGGCTTGAGCTTGACGTAGACCCGGTGGAGCTCGGTCGTCTCGACCTCACCCTCGGGGCTCTTGGTCGCCACCTCGTATTTGGTCGCCTGTGACTCCGCGACCTCGTAGCGCGTCAGGTCCGCGTCGATATGCCGGAGCAGGTCGTCCACCGTCTTGATCCGCGAGCCATTCGCCCGCGCCACGATCCCGTCCGTCCCCGCCGACTGCTCAACCGACTGCTCCCGTTGCGTCACCGGGGTCACGCCCTTCGGACGCTCGGCGACCTTGATGCGATGCTTCCCCCGCTTGAGTTGCACCGCCGAGATGGTGCGGATCGGGACGCCCTGATGGAACTCCCGGTTGAGCGTCTCGGCGACCACCGCCGCCCCCATCCCCTGCGCGGAGAGGGACGCGAGCCGCTCAAGCTCGCGGAGGGTCCACGCGGTCAGGTCTTTGCGAGCACCCATTCGGGGAGCAGGCGATCGACCCACTCACGGACCACCCGTCCGTCGGGATGACAAGCCGGGACCGACCCGTCGGCGTTGCGGTTGATGTCGATATGGCCCCCGCACATACAATCCTCGCAGGCGGGGTTCGTCGGGTCGCGGCTCTCGCCCTCGCACGACGGGCAGAACACGCGCACACACTCTGGCATACAGGGCATCTCCTACAATAGCGCCAAGACGACAGCGGCCACCAGACCCCCGAGGGCGAACGATTGCCACCGCGTCGGACACGGCCCGAAGAAGGTCGAGCAGCGCCCCGCCTCCAGCGCCCGTGCCTGCTCGTCGACCACCGCCTGTAACGCGTCCACCTGTTGCGCGGTAGCTTGACGCTCGGCAAGGTGCGCCTTGACAAGAGTGTCAACGTGCGCCTGATATGTCAAGACCTCGGCTTGATATTGTTTCGGCCCGTGCGACAATGTCCGACAACGCCTGCCGAAGTACCGGCACCGAGTCCGTCTCGAGCGCGGCACGGGCCGTGTCGAGGGCCGTTCCGAGCGCGACGTTGGCGTCTGCGGCCCGATGTCCGGCCTCCCGGACTCGGAGGACCACCGTGTCGGTCGCGGCCCGCTGACGGCCCGCCACGCCCCGTAGGGAATCGGCGACCACCTTCAGGCTATCCACCCGCGCCGCGTAGTCGGGGACCGAGCCCCGCCCAAGCCACCAGCCGCCCACGACGGCCAGCCCGATCGCCGCGAGCCAGACCCCCACGCTACTCGTAGTCCGCAAGGACGAATCCGGGGACGTGCTCGGGGTCGTTCTTCCGCCCCGGCGCGACTTGCGCGTGAGTCGTCACCGGAATCTGCCCGTACTTCCGGCGCACGTCCGCAATCAGCGCCTTCATCGCCTTCCGCTGCGCCTCGGTCAACGGCTCCTTCCCGTCGTTCTTGTTGCTGAAGCACAAGCCCACCGAGACGCCGTTCACGTCCTTGTGGCCGTTCCACTCGCTCTTGCCTGCGTGCCACGCCCGGCGGTCATACGGGACGACCGTGTAGACCTTGCCGTCTCGCCCGACCAGCGCGTGGTAGCTGACCTTCGACTCGCTCGACTGCAACCACGAGAGGCACCCCTTCTCGTTCGGGCTCGCGTCGGCGTGGAGCACGATGACCTTGACGGTCTGTGCGCCTCGCGTGTTGTGGTTCGGGGACGGGTGGGTGCAGCTCATTTGACCACCGGGATGCTACCCGTCTTGCGCTTCGGCGCGGCAATCACGCCCCACTTCTTGGCGTGGTACACCGCCGCCCAGCCGAACAGGATGGCCGTGCCGACGTTGCGAATCAACTGCGGCACACTGACCGGATACATCGTCAGCACTGCCAGCAGGCTCCCGGCCACAAAGAAGCTGAGGCCCACCCGGACGGTCCAGTACGACCGGGGCCGCAGGTGCTGGGTCGCATCGAACCCCGGCGCGGCTTTCGTGAAGATCATGATGTAAAACGCGGCGGAGGCGAGCGTCATCACCGCGTTGGCGAGGAGGTTCATCCGGTCAATCATCCTTCGTCTCCGGGAAGATTTTGCCGATGACAATCTCGACCCCACGCTGGCCCAGCACGCCGAGCAGGAACGCCATCGCGCTCATCGTCTGCTGGCTGGCCTCGATGCCCGTGAGGGAGAAGACCACGGGCGTCAGGAAGTAGGCACTGCTCGTCCCCGCGCTGATGGCGAGGAGGTTATCCCGCATATTGCCGTGGCTGGCTTTGCCCACGGCGATGAGGCTCCCGAAGAAGCCCGCCACCACCAGCATCACACTCGACTTGTCCTGCGCCATCGGAACCTCCCGGTCGGTTATGTCATCCTGTCAAATATAGGCGGCTGTCAAGCGTTCCAACCACTTGACGGGAACGCCCCCGCCGCCGTCCGCTCCTGCACCACCTTGAACACCGCGTCGTAGCCCTTCGCCACCGAGCGCATCCCATACAACCGACGCGCCCGCGCTCGGATGTCCTTGCGGTCCAAGTCCCGCACTCGGTCGATAGCCTCGAGGAACTGCGCCGTCGTCTGACACCGAAACCCCGTGCGGTCCTGCGCCACGGTCTCCGTGAACGCCCCGAACGCCGTCGTAATCGCGGGCGTCCCGCAGAGCGCCGCCTCGACCACCACCCCGCAGAACGGCTCGACGTACTGCGACGGAGCGATAATCGCCCGCGCCCGCCCGAGGTACGCCGCCCGCTCCGTCGTCAGCGGCCCCAACACCTCGACGTTCTTCGGCACGTCGCCGAACGCCGAGATGTCGCCCTGTCCGGCAATCTTGAACGGGATGTTGGGCCGCAACCGGGCGAGCTCGAAGATGCGCCCCAACCCCTTGCCCTCGGTCAGCCGCCCAAGAAAGACGATGGCATCCCCGCCCGGCCCCTCGGGCCACTCGTCCACGTCGTAGCTGTTTGGCACCACGAACTCCAACCGCTGCGATAACGGCGTGACGCCGTGCCGCCCCTCCTTCGCCATACAGCCGTGCCGGACGGCCTCGCTCTCGTAGATGCGCCACGGCAGGAGGCAGTCGTAGTAGCCGATGCCGGACTCAATCGCCGACGCTCCGGCCTTGAGGACGGGCAGGTCACGGATCGCCGCCGCGTGCGCGTGACCGAAGGGAAGCAGGATGCAGTCGCCCGGCTGCACGTACTCCTTGAGCGCGTCGCGGGCGTAGAGGTTCCACTGCGCGTAGAGCGGGCTGTCCGCCTTTGCATCGTCGCCGTAGAAGCCCGCCCCGTGCTCGTGGTACGGATGTCCGAGGAGCGACTGGTGTTCGTCCTGCTCCATCAGCACGACGTCGACATCGGCCCCCGAGTCCGATCCCGCGACCCCGTAGTGGACGACCTCGTAGCCCAAAGGCCGGAGCATCCGGGGGAGCTTCCTCACTTTTTGCGTGAAGGCGCAGTGCGCAAACGCCTTCGTGGTGACCGTGTGGGGGATTGACATCAAATGTAGCCGCATACGACCTCGATGGAGGAAGGAGAGGGAAACTTACGCCCACGGCGGCGGAAGGGTAACGGAGGTGGGGTGCTGGGCGGCCTCAAGCGCCGCGTCGGCTCGCTGACGCAACTGGGCAAGCGCCTCCGGCCCCATCCCCGTCTCCAGCCAGTCGGCCACGATTTCGGGGGTGAGGTCGGCAAACTCCACAAACGGGCGCGAGCCGTCGTAGGGCGAGATGGCGTTCTTGCCCGTGACCGATCCGGACACCCCACCCTCGGTCGCGGTGTAGGTGTACCAGACCTGATAGGCCACGTCCGGGTGTCCGTCCTGCACCGGGTAGCAGTCAAACGACGTGAAGGTCCACGAATAGGTCGGCATTAGATGGTCCGATACTTGAGGAAGCTACCCGTCTCGACGGTCATCGTCCCACCCGCCGTCTCCGCCGCCATCTGCACGCGGAACGTGCTCCCCGGCGTCGCGCCAGCGGTCATCACGCCCTTAATGAAGCAGGGCCACGACTGCGTGTTATTCGGCAAGCCACCGACCGCGACCTGCACCGTCGCGGCGATGTTGCCCGCCGTGTAAACGCCCGTCGTCGCGGCGGCACCCGTCTGATTCATAAACACCACGCCGTCCGTCATCCCGGTCGGCCACGCAATCCCCGTGCGCGGGTTGTTCGTCGCCGTCGAGGTGCGGAGCATCAACACGCCCTCAAACTCGTAGTGCGTGTTCGCCGCTGGTGTAAACTCCAGCGAGACACCACCGACACTAATCGTCGCCAGCGTCGCGCTCGTCGTCGTGTAATCAGAGGTTAGCTTTTGATATGTCCACGGGTCCGACCCGCTGACGGTTGCCCACGAGAGCGTCCCCGATCCGTTCGTCTGGAGGTAGTAGTTGGCCGTCTGCGAGGCGGGCCACGTATACGTCAGCCCGTTAAAGGTCGTCGTCCCCGTCACTCGCGCCGTGCCCGTCACATCAAGCGCATACAGCGGCGTCGTCTGGTTGATGCCGACTCGGTTGTTCGTCGAGTCTGTTTTGATGAGGTTCGTATCAACCGTCAGGTCACTCGTGACCGTCAGCGAGTCCGAGAACGTATACGTCGCACCGGGGAACGTGCCCGCTGTGACATTGTTAGCCGAAACCGAACCGACCGTCGGGGTCGTCCACGTCCCGTCAGCCCGCAGGAAGTTGGTCGTCCCACCGCCAGACGCGGGCGCATAGCCCGCCGCGCCGCTCGTAAAGTTCGGCGGCGTATCGAACAGGACATCGCCCCCGCTGTACCGCAGGAACTTATCCGTGCCCGTCCCGTTGACGTTGATGACCTTCGCCACGCCCGTCGACGAGTCGTACACCAGCACATAGTCGCCGCTATTCGCGGTCGGGACCGAGGTGTTCCCCGTCCCGCCATTCGCATATGGCAACGCCCCGGTGACGTCGGTGGCAAGGTCAATCAGCCCACGGGTAATAGTCTGACCGCTGATGGTGATATAGTCCGGGGTGCCAGCGAGCGTTACGTCGCCGGTGTTCGTCCCGCTCGACGACCCGCTGAACGTCCCCGACTGCGTCGCGAGCGTCCCGAGGCCGAGCGTGGTGCGCTGTGCCGTCGCGTCAACGTCGTCGAGCAGAGCGCGGCCCGCCGCCGTGCAGGTAATAGACTCGATGTCGCCCGTCGCCGCCGAGTTGCGCCCGAGCACCGTGTCCCCGGCGATCTGCGGCATATTGCTGAACGGCAGGTCACCCGTCACCTGCGTAGAGAGGTCCACCGAGGACTGCGTTGCCAGTGTACCGAGTCCGAGGGTCGCCCGCTGAACCGTCGTGTCCGGGTCGTCAAGCAGGTTCCGACCAGCGGCGGTGCAGGTAATCGTGGTGACATCACCGGTACCAGCCGCTGACCGTCCGAGCAACGTATCCGACGCGACCTGCGCCAGATTGCTGAACGGGAGGTCGCCAGTCACGTCCGTCGTCAGGTCGATGAGGCCACGCGTAATCGTCTGCCCGGCGATCGTGATATAGTCCGGCGTCCCCGAGAGGATGACGTCACCCGTATTCGTGCCGCTCGATGTGCCCGAGAACGTGCCGGACTGGGTCGCCAACGTGCCAAGCCCAAGCGTGGTTCGCTGCGCGGCGGCGTCTACATCATCGAGCAACGCCTTGCCAGCGGTCGTGACATCGCCGCCCATCTTGCTCGTGCTGACAACCCCGTTGTCAATCGTCCAAACGGTCCCAGACCCGCTAACCGTAATGTCGCCCTTATCACCATCGGTGAGGCTACCGCTTGCCGCCCACGCCGGGTTGGCCCCGGCCCCGTTCGTCTTGAGGAAGTAGCCCGACGTGCCTGCCGGGAGCTTCACCCACGAGGTGCCGTTGTGATACAGGACGTCGCCCTGCGTTCCCGTCAACTCGGTGATGTTCTTGCCGCCCGTCGTGTTATACGCGACGATGTTCTGCACCGTCGTCGAGGTGTCATCCCCGACCACATCGCCCGATCCCGCCGTCCCCGCCGCCGGGCCGGTGAATGTCTGCCCACTCGTCGGCGCGACCAACTGCTCATCCAAGACGTCTGTGTCTTGGTATTGCAGGTAATACTGCGTCGGCATCGCGGTATCGACGCTAATCTCGTAGACCCACGCCTGCGAAGCGGTCGAGTCCCACGTTGCCTTCCAGCCGTCGACGGTCTTGGTGCCGCTCGTCACCACATTGGTCGCCGTGGTGCCGCTCTGGTCCTTCACCGAGGCCGCGATAACCTGCGTGGTGAAGGTCTGCTGCGTGTTATCGTCGCCGTCCTCGTCGAGCGTCGAGTTGCCACGATCGAAGTAGAACCGCCACCAGACCTCGTACTTGGCGGTGCCAGCGTTGTATCCCTGCTTCTGCACCTTAATGATGGGCTTGTTCTGCCCATAGTTCTGCGGCCACTCGGTCGTTCCAAGCCGAATAAACGAAAGATTCCCCTCACCATCTGCGCCGTACACTCGCCACTCAACCTCATAGATGTACGATGTGTTGTTGAGCGTGACCTCGGCTTGCATATACGTCAAGTCGGTGCGCGGATACAACGCTCCAGACCACGCGGTCCACGCACCCCACGTCTTTTTGATTCGTTCGCGACTGCGGTACTCGTAATAGACAATGCGGCTCTGCACATCCGTGTATTGCAGCCGCACAAGCAACTGCTTGAGAAACGGGCCAGCCTCGTCGTACAATGACGTCGGCGTAATGATGGCTGGAGCCGCTGACGGGCGCGTGATGCTACTGGGCACCCCGGTTGCCACCGCCTGCAAACCAGCGTAGACGGTGCTGCCAACAGAGATGAATAGCCGTTGCGGGACCGGGTTAGAATCGACCTTGCCCGGCGTTCGATGTTTGATGCGATACCAATACTTCGTGCCGTCTTTCGGCAGGTAATCGACATAGGTCTCGGCGGTTGCTGGCACCACCGCAAGCTCGGCATAAGTGCCGGGATAGTCTGTTGCGCCAGAGGTTAGATTCGGCGCACGTTCGATGACAATGCTCGACGCACCGACCGACGCATAGAGCCCGAGCACCACGCCCTGCGGCACGTTGACATCGTTCACGCCGTCAACAATGACAAGACCCGCTGGCACATCCGCTGTCCCCGTCGTCGTCCCGGCGGTCGTAAACGTCGCCGTCACCGGCGTCATCGCTACGTTCGCCACGCGATCGCGGAACGCCACGCCCACGATGTAGGGCGTCGACGCGGAGAGCCCCGTGAGCAGGGTCGAGGTCGTCCCCTCCGGCAACGTGTTGACGCGATACGGCGTCCAGTCGCTCGGGGCCACCGACCCCGGTGCCACATAGACGTCCACCGGGTCGACCGTGTTGCCATTGAGGTTCCACGACACCGCCGCCGTCTCGTTCGTCAACGTCCCCACGGTCACGCCCGTCGGGGCCGTCCACGCGTTCAGCGTCACCGACTGCCAACCCGTCCACGCGCTCGGGAAGATGCCCGCCTGCTCCGACCGCACCCGCACATAGACCGTTTGGCCCCCAAGCCGGACGCCCGGCAACGCGACCGGCCCCGTCGGAATCTCGCCGGGCTCGTACCGCGTGAAGAGGTTGCCATTCACCCCGGAGGCCGGAGGACTCGCCCCACGCGCCCACTCCACGGCGACCGCAATCTCCGCCGTATTGTTGAGCGCCCCGGCGTTCGTGATGGTAAACTGCGCTACCCGACGCGGATCGCTCGTCGAGACCGCCAGCGTGACCGCTGCCGCAATCGCCGGTTGGACAAACGTCCCCGCGTCCACGAGCTTGAACACGACCGCCTCGGGCCGCTCCTCGCGCCGGACAATCTGCGCCACCCGCGCCCCGACCGAGCTCTCCCCGATGCGGTAGTTCTTGTTCGGATAGTACCCGGCGTTGATGTAGAGCAGGTCGCCAATCTGGGCCGCTGCCGCCGCCGAGGTCCGAATCACCGGCAACTCGGAGTTGACCGCGCCACGCCCGAACCGCTCGAAGCCCTCGTACACCACGCCCCGCGACCACGCCTCAAAGGTCGGGACGAACGACTCCGCATCCGTCACCATCCCCGGCACCGTATACGAGACGACCCGCGTCGAGAACGTCGACGTGTCGGCGTTCGCGTACTCGAGCGTCTGCTCGGTCGCGTAGATGCCATCCGGCTTCGGGTCACCCTCGTTCGTGTCGAGCTCGGTCCCGTTCGTCAAGACGGTCTGCGTCAGCGTGAACCCGGTGACGACGGTCGCCTCATCCAAGTCGTAGATCGGTGGCGGCGTATCGCCCACGATGTCCGCGTCGTTGACCGTATAGGTCGGTGCGGTCGCATTGAGCACACGCGTCGAGAAGAACTCGACCTCGCCCGAGCTCCCAATCCGTGCCGCGAACCCGAACGGCCCGAAGAGCGACTGCTCGAGGAACTCTGCCATCGTCTGCGCCGCCGTCAGACGATACGTCACCATCAGGTTCTCGCCGAGCGCCTGCTTGACCGTATCGTAGGCCGTCGTGTTGACGGTCAAGTTGATGAGCTCGTACAACTCCTTCGCGATATCCGCCGGATGCGCTTGGATGTAGAGCGGGGACGCCTCCGAGATTTGCCGCGTGACCACCCGCACCCGGAGCGTCGTATCAGCGGCGGGCAAGGCGGGCCACGAGGTATCGGGTCGGTACAGCGTGACGTATATATTCGTCCGCTGCTGGAACTGGTACCGCGACGACGAGGCCACCGCCATCGACGGCCCGACATTGATGGCCCGTACCGAGCCGAGCCACTCGTCGCCCGTGGCCGGGTTCGTGATGATGGCCGTCAGGTCGGGGAGCGCAAAGACTTGGTCACCGCGCAGGTAGCTGAACTCGGCTCCCGCCGCTGATGCATCGCCCGAGACTTGCTTCAGGTACGGACGGACCGATCGCCACCACTGCGCGTTCTGGTCCGGCCCCGGCACCTGCTTCCGCTCGAATAGCGGATAGAAGTAGCCAAAGTCATAGCGCAGGGCGAGCGTATCTCCCTCGCTCGGGGTCGCCGCACCCGTCGTCGCCTTGTACTTGTACTCCCACCCGCCCGAGTCAATCCCTCGCGTGGGACCGCCCTTCAGCCCGTCGATAATCGGACCGCCAAAGATGCACCCGCGTTGCGGGAAGGCGTCACGCTCGGCCTGCGTCTGCCACGTAAAGACCTGCTTGGTCTGCTCGATCCGGCGCGTATTGCTGACCGTGAACGCGTAGCGAATAGCATCGACCTGCCGAACGCTCGTCAAGTATCCGGCGCACCAAACATCCCACGTCGAGCCGCCATTCGATGACATCTCGACGAACGCCTTGCGCGAGAGCAGATGCGGACGTCCGAACTCGGCGTTGTTGCCCTCCAACTCAATCGGGTCGCCCGACTCGAGCAGGATTTTGTCGCCGTTCTCGAGGAGCAGATACTCCTCGACGCCATCGTAAAGCTGATTCGTGACCACGCGGATCGTACCGACCGCATCGGTCCCCGTCACCGCATCGACCACCTCGACCACATACGCCCCGGTGCGGACCGCCCCCGTGAGCAGGTCGACCTCTTGCCCGTCTCCGCTCGGCGGGGCGGCGATATAGGGGTTCGTCCCGCCCGCAATTGAGGTGATGACGAGGGCGTTCGCGTTGTCAACCGCGTTACGAATCCGAAGGCGATAGGCTTGGTTCGGCATCAGTCCGGGGTCAGTCGTAGAGGCAGAGCATCGGAGCCGCCGCGCTATTGATCAGCACGAAGGTCATCGAATACAGCAGGACCGCCTTGTCTTGGAGCGCAATCTGCACATCCCCTTCGGGCGCGAGGTAGGCCGTATAGGTTCGACTCGCCGCGTCGCCAGTCGTCACGGTCACCGCATTGCCACGCAAGAGCCAGTCCTGCGTCCGCAGCATATCCGTCATCTCGCTGTTCGGGATGTCGTTCATCCCAAAGCTCGCGCCGTAATCCGTGCGGAAGCGGAATTGATACGGGATACCCGTGCCGAGCGCAGGCACCCGAGGCCCGATGGGTCGCTGGAACGGCACCCAGTCCGCGAACCGCGACCCGACGCCCGTGGAGATGCTGGTGGTCCCGTTGTCAAGCGTGACCACGCCAGCCGCCCCGGTGACGCCCGAGGCGTCATTGAACGAGATACTCGCCACTAGCCCACCCTCCCTCGGCTATTCGCCTTCGCCATCAACTCCTGCATCGCCCGCTGGGCGCTCGGATCGTTCGGCCCGATGATGGTCACGTTCATCGCGCTCCGTGGTTGCATCCCCGCCGCCGTGGTCGCCGAGGTCGCGCCGAAGATGATTTGCGACGTCGGCCCACCGGAGACGCCCGCCGCCGAGAAGTTCAGGCCACCCGCCCCGCCCGTCGCCATTATCGGAGCCGTCCGAGCCGCGCCACCCATCGACCGCGCCAGCGCAAGCAAGGCCACCGCCGAGGCGACAGCGATGGCCGGGTTCGCCATCATAAAGAGCCGAATCTTCTCCAAGAGCGTTCCGAATCCAATCGCGGCGAGCGCGACCTGCACCATCGAGGATGCCAGCGAGGACACGATTGCCTGCCCCATCGCCTGAAACGCGTCCGCGATATTGCCAGTCGCGATGACGGCTTGCAGACCAGAGACGATACCGCCCTGAATCGCGTTCGCAATTCCGAGCCCCAACTGTCCATAAATCGTGCCGCTCAAGTCCGCAATCGCCGGAGCAATCGCTTCTGGAATCTTGACGCGAACTAGATTGCTAAAATCGCGCTCGACCGCCGCCAGAATATCCGCAGATCGTGGAAGCCCTGCCGCCGCTGGCAAACTAGCCGGAGCCGCGACTGTTGCACTCGGTGCGCGCGCCGATACCGTGACCGCCGCTGTGATAGGCGCTTGACGCGGGGCCGGAGCCAGAATCGCGGCCCGCAACCGCTGGGCCTGCCGCTCCGCCTCGGCCAACTCACGCGTCAGGCGGTTAAGCTCCTCGCGGTTCTGTCGGTTGAACGTCGTGAACCCGGTGCGCTTCAACTCATCAATCCGCGCTCGCATCGCAAGGATGCCATCGTTCGTATTCACGATGGCCTTCCCCATCGCGTCTACCTCGACCGTGCCGAACGCCGTTCCCTGTTCGAGTTCGCGCAACTGCTTGGTCAGCGCCAGCACATCGCCTTGATTGACGATGCCCTGCAACGCCTTCTCGAACTCTTTTGCCATCTTGTCGGCTTCGGTGCTCGCCTTAAAGAACGAGGTCACCGCCGCCGCCGTAAAACTCAAGAGCGCCGCAACGGCGAGCCCTTTCGGCCCGAACATCGTCGCAATCTGGGAACCTGCCTCGATGATGCGCGTCCCTGCGTCCGCCGTCAGGGTGCCGGTCCGAGCAATAGACTGCCCGACCGCCGCGAACCCGATTGCGGCCTTCGCGGCCCGATCCTTCGCGATTTCGGTCTTGTCTCCGGCTTCCTTCATCGCCTTGCCGGTGTTCGTCACGTTGGACGTCGTGACCTTCATCTCAGCGGCGACCGCTTGTGCTTCGGCTTTCAGACGCTTGAGCGCGGCCTCGACCACCGCCGCGCCTTCCTCCTTGACCAGCATCTCAACGCTAAAGACCCGCATCCGTTACTCCTTCTCGTTGGCCTTCGCGACGGCCTGCGCCATCCGTTGAGACAGGGCGGTCAGTCGTTCCCGCGTCTGGTCGAACATCTGCGACAACTGCCCTGCGGCCTTCAAGTATCGCATCTCCATCTTCTGCAAGTCCTGCGGCTGATGGAACGCGATTGCCACCTGTCCCGCCAAGTCCGTCCGTTCCCCCATCCGCGTGACCGTCGCCTCCCGCTCCATCGCCCGCACCTCGGCCCACGTCCACAACGTCAGCGCGAAGCTGTCCTGCGCCACCGCACTCACCCCGCGCCCCGTCCGGGTGGCCGTCTCCACCACCACCCGCCGGATGTACTGCTCCGCGTCCCACCTGACGGCGACTGACGGGCCATCAGCCGCCGCCGTCGTTAGTTTTTTTCCGCCCGCTCCGCCAGCATCGCCTCGACCTCGACGACCTGCCCACGGCTCAACTGCACCAGCGCCGCGACCTGATCCACCGAGAGGCGAGCCACCTCCTCCGAGGTCAGGTCAGGACACGCGCTCGCGACCACCTCGAGCAACGCGCCCAGCATCGCGGCCCCATCGTCGTTCGTCTGGAGCGTCGCAACCTTGTGGGCCGACGCGCCCGTGAGCGGATAGACCACCACCTCACGGGCAAACAGGGTGACACGCGGCAGGCGTGACGGGTTGACCAAGTCGTCCAGATTAATCGTCGGCATCGAGAGGATGGCTGAAGGGA